TCTAATGTATTGATCTGCGTATCTAGGATGGATACCAGAAGCAGAATCAACAAGCTGAGAAACAGTACCGGAAGGCTTAACAGCAGTAATAGCGGTAGACACATTAATACCAAGATGTTCCGCCCATGCTGCATTAGTTTCAATCGCTTCCTCTTTGAGAGCCACAAGCCACTCTTTAAGTTTTTCACGATCTTTCCTCCCTGATAACATTGGGTGATCCATGATTCCTGTAAGTGATACTCCTAGTAACGCTTCATCCTCTGTGTTGTTCTTCCAGACCTTACGCAGGTAACGAAAGTCTGTCAGGGTAGCCTGTAAAGTTCCAAGGATAGCCGCAGTACGAACTTTTCGTTTAAGGTCTGACAACGTATCGGTTGCCCGGACAACAACTTCTGATAGATTGCAGAATTGGTAAGGCCGTAGGATGATTTCGCTACATGGATTAGTTCCAAAATCATAGGTAGCATCTCGTCGCTCGTTCTTTGCAGCTTGCTTTTGACTTGCGACTCGAGAGAACATACCTCTCTCTCCTGATCGGGACTCGTATAAACTTTTCCATTCATTTAGGAATGCCTCAAAATCTGGCTTCTCTGTATAACATGCACTGTTGTTGGCTAGCCCTCGTTGGGGGTTGTCTTGCCACCACTGTCCTGACTTGCATCGTCGGAGTCTATCGTCAGTGAGGTTAGACAGACTGATGAGAGCACTTCTCCTAACCCCACCGACGACGACGATCTGTGCAATCTTACAGCAGATATCGTGACATTCAATTGAGGAGAGCCTACGTCCATGAGCTTCCCTAAAGACTTCAATGGTAAAGTTAAACAGATCGACAAGAGGTTCTGGACCAGATGCTCTACCGCCGAAGGTTTTAAGTGCTGACCCTGCAGGTCGTACTCCAGATATGTCCCACTTTGGAAGCTGACCCGAATAGAGCAAGCTGATAAGTTCTCTATATGCTTTAGCCCATCCAATTTTAGAGTCGGCGACGTGTATAACTGTATCGGTTTCATGAAAATCCTCCGCAACTTCTGGTAGTTTAGATACATACTGTCGTTCAACACTGAAGCCCACGCCTGTACCGCACATCAGGACGTACATCATCTCGTCAAACGCTTTAGGGTGGTCAATAGGTAAGTAGCTACAGTTAAAGCCAGCTACGTTGTCACGGTCAAGAGCCTCACCAGCAGTCATCAATGCTCTCATGCTAGGCATAACATCCAGACTATGAATGTCAGAAAAGATACTGTTAGCTTCTTCAAGAGTGAGCTTACCTTTCTCAATCCAGAAGTTTAGGTACCTGTCGATTGTTTCTTCCCAAGTTTCCCGTCGCTGCTCCTCTGGTAGGTAACGTGCATAGCGGGACTTGTGAATGTATTGTTGATATGCGTCCATTAATTAATTTCCTTGATTAGTTTTTCAATGTACCACCGACACTTGCGTAAGTCTTCTACTGGTTTACCTTTGTAATCGTAACGCCACAGATACTTCAATGCGTTACCCTTAAGATAGCCGTTAAACTCGTGGGGCGGCATAGATGCTTTGATAGCTTCAATAGCTTCGATAGCGCCTTTGTTGTAGTGGTCAGGTTTCTCTACTGGATCAGGCACTGCTCTTAAACTGTCCCACTCAGCAGGAGTTACATCGTCTATGCTCATCCGTACTTCCTCCTCAGATAGTTCATGCTAATCGGTAGCTCATCAAAGGAACCGTCGTCTACTTCGTTGAGCATCCAGATTCCAGACCAGCTACCGTTCGTTTGTGGGTTTAGATAGTCCTCACTGTGGTTGTAATAGATACCAGCAAACAAACCAGTGATGTTACTACCGTCTGCTTTACGTGCGTAGGCTATGTCTCTGTCTTGCACGTGTCCCATGATGCACGACATGAACTTCTTTTGCAACATGAGTTTCGCACATGTGACGGGTCTTCCCATGACTCCACTCGTGAAATAGTGGCAGTACGCGATACCATCAATGATGATGGGTTGCAGAAAAGGGATAACTTCCCAGCCGGTTTCATCCAATAAGAAATGGTCATAACTCATTAGTCCTTCTAGTTTAGGATCAGCTTCAATAGCTCGCTCAATCCGTTGCTCATGGTTGCCTAACAAGAATACCATCCGTGGTGTCCATGTCTTCTTCTTGTTACTGCGCAGCCTGTTTTGTTCCTTACGGATAGGTAACATGAACTGATCCATGGCTTCAATGCCAGCTTCAATGTCAAGTGTGTACCTACGACCTTCAAAGGACTTCTTGCCTACGTCATAGCTACTGAGACTTGGCATGTCCCAGTGATCCCCCAGATGTACAATAACGTCAGGCTTAGTTGCTGCTGCGTAACGACCAGCCCAGTACAGATGCTGGTTAGGCAGTCCCGGTTTTACTTGAGTATCAGGTATTACTAGGTGTCTAGTCATTGCTTTTTACTCCATCCGACAGGACAGGTTTCTGGTGTGTACCATGTGAATCCCTGTTTGTCTGCCCATTCTTGCATGGTGTATCTTGTCCCGTCACTTCTACGTCTTGCTCCAGGCATGGCTGTTCTTGGATTTTGGAAGACGAATACCAACGTCTCCTGTTCGCAAAGGCATCTGCTAATATCAACATACTTTTTCGCTTCTGCTCTATCACGGAACCTCCCTTTAGCTTCAATGTAGATAGTATACTCACCGTCCCTGTAGATAAAGTCAGGCTCGTATGTTCGTACTTGAGTATAGGTTATCTTGTCAACGTGGTACTCGCACCGTTTAAACTTCTGGTGAAGATCGTACTCAAACCAACTGTCATATCCTTTCGGTATGTTACGTCTCGTTCTTTTCTTCACTTGGTCTTTCCCACATCTGATTAGGTTCACGGCGTAGCCAGAGCAGCCTAGCGTTTTCAATGACACGCTCCTCAGACTCTAACAACTCAACGCACTTGTTGAACATCTCTATCTCTGTCAGTCCTTCAAGGAGCTTCTGAGACTTCTTATCACCGATACCATACACACCGACAATGTTATCAGCTTTGTCGCCCATGATGATTTGACGGTAGAAGAACAGTAAGCCTTCCTCTTCGTTAACAGAAGTTAGTTCACGTTTGTTGAAGTTGTAGTGTCTGCACGGTACTTGTTGGAAGTCCTTGTCGAGACTGACAATGATGCTGTCAGGGGTGGTGGTAGCGTCGATAGCAATCAAGTCATCAGCTTCCTCACCGTCTGACACGACAGCATTCCAGTCTTCGATAAGATACTTACGTATAGCTTCCAAGTGTACAGGTTTCTCTTTGTCCTTACGATTACCCTTGTAGGGCGCGGTAACAGCTACGTCATTACGGAAGTTACCCTTACCTGTTAGGTAGACACGGTAGTCTGGTTCGCCGTCTATCATAGTGTATAGATCGCTTACCATATCAGACAAGAAACTGCCCGTAGTATAACAGGCAGTCTTGACTGACTCATCATTGCACTTGAATGCACAACGATAAGCTACAATGTCACCATCAATCAGGATCACAACGCTTCCGCTTCAGATACTGAGTTGTCAGCGTATTCGATCAGGTTAGTAACCTTCATCTTGATCATGGATGGTGAACGGCCAGTACCAACAGACCAGTCGTAGTAACCTACAACAGCAACAGCCTCAGACCCGTTAGCGATGAGTACATCTTCAGGAATCTCAACACCGTTCTCATCCGTTAGACGCATAGGGTTGTTGCTCTTCATGGTGATAAAGAAGCCACGTTCGTCACCTTTGTTGCTCGGTGCAATACCCATTTCTTCGATAGCTTCAACAGCTTTCTCGCTGAGGTTTCCAAGCTGCACTTGATACTTGTTACTGTACTTGTTGAGCTTGTTACGCTCACACCAGTAGACGGTACCGCGTACAGTGATGGGTGGTAGTTTGTTTGCAGACATAAGTTTCTCCTTAATGAGTTTCTGCCCAATTGTTGCCTACTCTATATTCGCCGTCTAATGGACACCGTAGGCTGAGTGTCTCTCCGGCAAGCTTGATAGCACGTACACCCATACGTCCAACCGTATCAGCGTAGTGTGCTGGTGTTTCTATCTGCCATTCGTCATGGACGTTAGCAACAAATTTGTGTGGTATATACAGTAACTTAGCATTCAAGATTGTCAAGGCTTCTTTCATAACAATAGCCCCAGCGCCTTGAAGCAGTGTGTTCAGTGCGGCGTGTTCTGATCTGACTCTGAGCTTTCGTCCGTCGAGTCCAGCAAGGACGCCTGATACAGCCTCTCTGTGAGTATCTCTTCTAACTCTTTCAAGAGACGGCGTGTTAGAAAGAAATGTTTCTTTAAGTCTGCGTCCAGTAACGCTATTTCCTCCAACGATAGCTCCGATCTTAGCATCTCCGGCTCCATACAGAAACGCATAAATGAATGTTTTTGCAAGAGGCCTTGTCTCAAGTCCAGCTGCTCGTTGATTAGCCGTATGAATATCGCCATTGAGGATTTCATTGGTATAGTCTTCGTCATCCATGTAGTGAGCCAGCATACGTAGCTCTAAACCGCTGGCGTCGATGCCAACTAACTTGTTACCTTCGTCCACTGTCCAGCACGACCGACACTCTGTGCCAAACGGTGCAGACACAGCTGGTACCTGCGCCATGTTAGGTGATTGGTGTGTCATACGTCCTGTCACAGCACCGTTAGTGATGACTCTACCGTGTACTCTACCATCCTCTTTGACAGCTTTCAACCACGAGTCGATCTGTGCAACACGTTTCTGCAACATCATGTAACGTGCAACAGCTTTAGCTTCGGGTCTGTCGATACCGTCAAGCACCTTCTCATCCACGATGATGTTACCCTTCTCAGTCTTCTTGTCAAACTTAACGCCAAGACTTTGCAGACGCTCTGCTATCTGCTTACGTGAGCCAGGGTTGAACACTGTTACCTTGTCCTTCAGACGCTTACCTGTCTTCTCAGAGATACGTTCTTCAACGATAGGCGGAAAGATAGACTGTAGCTCTGCTTCGATGTTGTTCATCTCAAACATTAAATCCATCATCAACTTGTCTGCATACTCAGTGTCAAGCCTGAAGCCGTTACGTTCCTGTTCAGTCACGATCCAGCCTACACGATGCTCAAGATCAATGGACTTTTGAGAGAAACCTTCCTTGCGTAGCTGCAACGCTAACCACTTATGAACCTGCTCGGTCAGCTCCACGTCAGCTATACAGTATCGGACCATTTCTTCAGTAAGGCCTCCATCGAAGTCTTCGAATGCAATTTTTCCATCTCCTCCAATAATTTTGCCCCAGTTTCGCAGGGAATGTCCGCCTTCTTGACTGGGGTTGTAGAGTCTGGAGAGGTATAAAGTGTCAACAACATAATGCCTAGGGATGCGTACGTTCCAAACACGATCAAGAACACCAACATCGAAGCCGATGAGATTATGTCCGACAATTTCTTCAGCATTGTTCAACACCTTCTGTAAGGTATCTGGTGTAGTGTGAACCTGTATATCGTTCTTCACCTTCGTAACTGCACACCAGATCGTTGAGTGATCCGTAGTAGTTTCTATATCCAAGTAACAAGTATTCATGGTAACGCTCGTTTATTTCGTTGCGGTCAAGATCATGGTTAAACTTCTGATAAGTCTCCGTCAACTGTTCCTGTTCCAAAATCCAGCTCCCAATCTTGCTCATGGTAAACCATCTCCTCTATGTCTGCGAGTGTTCGTAGGTCTGCTCTGTCGATTACGTCACTGTCATCAAGACTAACAGCTGCACATCGGTTGCACAAGTCTACAAACTCTTGGCTAACAGCGAATCGTCTTGTTGCTTCGTAGTCTGTTAGCTCTACGTCACACGCTATACATCTCATTCAATCAGTTCCTTTACATCTGTCAGCTTATGCTGATCTAAAAAGTATGCGGGTCTGTTACGACCAAAAGGATCACCCCAGTTTTCCTCTTGTACTATATCATCATACGTTGCATAACCTACTACAGTATACTCAGGAAACTCCCCCACTACTAGCAAATATATCTCACACTGATCGTGTTTCTTGTGAGGCATTACGATAAGTCTGCCTGTTCTATACTTGGTTGTCTTCACATCGACAGTTTTACCTTTGTGTATCATGTCGTATGCTGGCAACTCGTGTGCTTGAAAGTCTGTTTCAATGTCATAGTACACATTGAGTATCTTTGCTGCGGCCATTTCAGAGCCAACACCGTCAACGTCAATGTTCTTGTACGAATCCACAGTGACTACGTTTTTATCCTGCCCAAAACCTTTCTCTCTGGCATTCTCATAACGCATCTTTGCAATAGATTGACAGACCTTTTGTTCGTTCTTTCCTAGCTTATAAGATATCATTGTGCTTCTCCTCACGCTGTGTCAGTCGTCCAGTGGCTTCATTGTAGAATACCTCACACGCCTTGCCTGTCTTGCCAGTGTACCTGTTCTTCAACACACGCAGCACGGTCGTATTTCTGACAACGGCGTCGTCACTCTGGCTGTTACGCTCAGCACCAATGACCGCATCAGACAGCTGTGCAATCGACGCAGAGCCACGTAACATACCAAGGCTAGTCACTGCACCATCCTCCAGTTGCTTCCCTTCAGGGCGTCTCAGGTGGCTCACAAGAAACATACAAATACCCATCTCCTGTACGAACGTCCGCAGCTTAGTCATTATCATGTCCAAGGCACGTCGCTCGTCACCGTTGCTCTGGTCAGAGACCAGGATAGAGACGTGATCGAGTACGATATAACGTACGCCTAAGACCTTGACGAAGTATCTCATACGGCCCAGTACGTTTTCTATCTCGTTACTGCCGAAGTGTTCCCACAGATACACACGGTTCTCATAGTCCATCGTATCGTAAACTAAATCAATGTCGCTGTCGTCATACTCACAGTCAGGTAAGTGTATTGGCTTGTTCAGTTCAAGCCCTACAAGGCCACGCATGGTTCGCTCAGGTGTCTCCTCAAGAAACATCAAGCCAAGGTTATCTTCAGACTGTGCCATGATGGAACTAACTATCTCACGTAGAAGCGTACTCTTACCCAGCCCTGAACCTGCACAAATAGTAACCAACTCAGACGTGCGTATGCCGTACAAGTGTTTGTTCAGTCCATCGAACGGGTACTGTACCTTCGCCTTGGTTAGTGGCTTCTTAATCAGATCGCGCAGCTCACCAGCACCAACGATACCTTCAGGTGTGTAAGGCTGAGCAGACCAGAATGCTTTGGTGTATAGCTCTGACTGGTTGTTAACAAGGTAATCACACGCATCCTTGTAGCCGTTGACGTGCTTAACAATCCTTGCCTTGTTACCGAACAGATCAGCACACTCCTTTGCTGCTTTCTGTCCTGGCTCGTCAGCATCGAAGCAGATAACCACATTCTCGAAGCTGTTAAGCCAATCATAAAAGAGGCGACAGTCCTTTGCCGCCGACGTTGCACCGTTACGGACACTGACAACGGGAAACTTACTACCTGTCATTTGGTGAGCCGCTAACGCATCATACTCACCTTCAACGATAGTCACATACTTACCACCTTCAGAGAACAAGTGTTGTCCATACAAGCCAGCCTGTTTCCAATCACCAATGATACTGAACCGCTTGTCAGGGTTGCGTACCTTGGCGGCGATGGGTTTTGTCGGGTCTTCAGGGTTGTAATAACCGAATGTTGTGATGTCACCTTGCTTTAACGCTGCGTACTTCTTCGCCGTTGTTCCTGTAATTAGACGGTCAGTGATGGACCTGTACTCCGCCGTGATTAAACGGTGTTCTGTCTGGCTAAACGATGGCTTTGGTGCATCGCTGATAGAACCTAGCTCTCGTACGTTTTCCCGTACGCTACCCTTGTCGGCTGGTGTGTACGTATCACAAACAAAACACTTGCTCGAGCCGTCTTCATTATACGCTAACCCGTCGCTACTGTCACAGTCAGGGCAAGGTTGGTGTGTTTCAGTGAAGGCCATTACGTCCTGCTCCCATGTCGCTGTACAATTCATCAATCTCACCGTCGTCCATTGTCTCTAACAACTCGGTGAAAAATCCCCCTGCAATGTTCAAAGCTTCCGTTACGGTTAACAAGTCCAACTGCCGTTCAACAAGTTCCATTATCTTCTGCTCTTTAGAGATACTCATAGGATAAATACCTTATAAGATAATAAATTTAAGATAAACTTATATGCTTTCTGCATAGAGTCTAACATCACTCTTCTTCATCGCGCAAGCGTTTATATTCTTCAAGGTCATCCCGTTCAAATTCCTCAGCGTAGTTACCCTTCGCTTCCCAATAGTCTTGGTAATCATCGGCCCAAACTTCCCAGCTTTCTCTACTGCTCATAAATCACCTCCGTTGTATGCTTGACAATTCGGTATCGTTTACCATTACCACGTTTAGAATATACGTAATCCTTCGCTTGATCTATGCAATCTATTGACCACACTTGCGACCATACATCGTCGTATAACTCAATTACATATAACGTATTCGTTCCGATCATGTCTCACCCCTAGTCAAACGTTAAAACAAAATGGCCTTCTTCAGGCATACTCTCATCATCTACGCGGTACGTAAAGTGCGTGATCTTTACCGCGTTGATAAGCTGCAAGTCATCTTCACCTCTGCTGTAGCAAACCTCTTGCTTCAGGTAACGATCATCCATGCGTAACAGTGTTTCAATTAATTTTTGATATGTCATGCTTCCATCTCCATCCTTCCAGATATTTCTATGCGTAACCATCCAAGCCAAACAATATACGAGAACATAATGTAATCATCTGGTGGTGCATACATGGTTGATACTTTAAATCGTTTTGTCAAGTATATATCGACAGTGTACTTACCAAACTCGATGATGATCCCATCACTGCCGAAGTTTGTTGTGCATCCATAATACTTTTTAGCCGTTGTGAATCTCATTTGTCACCCTCCCTGTTAGCTCTACCACGTTATCTTCCCAACACGACACACAGATGCAGTCACCGTTGTCCTCTTGGTAGACATCCTTCTCGTTCCTGTACCACTCGCCACACTCTATGCACTCGTATACCTCGCCCATGTTTCTAGCCCTCCTCTAAAAAGCCCTTAAGACGCTCCTCAGAAACCTCTCTCAACAACTCCTCAATCGCAGACAGTTCTCCGTGTTCCACGTCTTGTTTGATCTGTTCGATCACCTTTTCCATCAAGCTCATCGTAACAACCTCCCTTGTCGTTGTAAGTCTCTGCGTAACGCCTTGCGTCGTGCTTTGCGTTGTCGTCTGCGTCTCGCTCGTGGGTCTGTCCAGCGTTCGTACTGGTCAAAGATGATATACCATAGCGGTACAAAGCTAAACAGAATCGCTATGTCAAGTAGTGTCGGGTTCATAAACGCCTCGCTATTTCTTTTGGGTCAATGTTCTTAATCATGTCAGAGCGTATCGCCTTAAATAAATCTTGCTCGCTCCCTTCCTTGTTTACTCTGTCAAGTACCGTCGCCTCATCAACGCCCCACAACTGAGACATAACAATCGTGGTGTGTCTGTTTACTGATTCGGTAATAATCTCTTCTAGTTCCTTTGCGTTCATTATGAAGCCCTCGCTATGATGTTTCGTTGATTCTTTTGCATTATTTGCCCGTGTCCGATGTAACAAACAACCGCCACATCTTTTGACCAACAAGCCCGACACGTTCCGCACTTGCCTTCTCGCGTGTATGCCTCACAGACTGCCGCGCCTACTGGTACACTGTCAAGCGTCGCGATTGTGGACGTTGTAGCGCCTTCGATAGTCTCGCCGGTGATACTGTCAGACGATCGGCGAATCACTACGTTTGGCAATGTTTCCATCTGAGACAGTACGCCACGAAACTTTGCAAACTTATACATTCGCGTCGGTAACCAATGATTACACCATGGCGTCTTTTGCATCACTTCCAATATCTTATAAGCCAGTCGGATGTCATAAACATCGCCACTATCAAACCATCGGAAGTACCGATCGTTATCTAGCTCTGTCACCATATCATCAACCCAACCGTCTCGCTTCCAATCCTCTTTGTTATGCTGTCGGGATTCTTTAACGCTCTTAAACGTATAGTTGCCCGTCGTCGCATAACATCCTTTACAAGCGTCCACCAACGACCCGTCTTTGTTCTTTGATGCCGGACAAGTGGTAAGTGCCTGAAGCGACCACGACCGGCAAGGCATCTTTGAAGCTTTGGATAATTTCAACATATCACCAACCCAACCATTCTAAAACGTCATCTGAATAATAAACTGACTGTACACCAAACGTGTCTACAAATTCTTGCCAGTCTTCGCCTTGCTTCTCAATCTCTCGCCGCGCTTCTGCCGGTGATATTTCGAGATGCTGTGTTGCTTCTTCGTATGTCATGTGATGTTTCCTCGTTGTTTGTGTTGATGTGTGTAGATTGAACCTTGACATTCATAAACACAATACCTTTTTGCAAATAATGAAACAGAAAAACATTCACGCCATGAATAGAGGTGTGTTATGCATAAGTACAGTCGAGTCTGTCGAGCTACCTATGGGGACCAACCTAGACCCACACACCTACCCTTGTCAGTTCTATTTTGACACTAACCTGTGGATAACTTTGTTGATAACCTGTGGATAACTTGGGCGGGGGAGGGGCTGTGGCTGCGCTGACCGACGGCATGTCCTACCTAGACACAAAAAAGATCAAAATTGAACCTTAAAATAACCCCTAGTCATCTAACAAGAAACAACATATAAATCAATAGGTTATGCGGTGCAGAATCTGGACCGTGCTGGTACAGTTTAAAGGACAGTAAAGTCTTATTAAAAATAATGCTTGACAAATCATCAAAAGTATGGTACAATAAATAGTATATTATGTCTTTAAAGATTCTTTACCGCGCCGTATAAGATAAATTTTATATGATAATTATTAAATGTATGTCATATAAGCACGGTAACGAGACTTTAAAGAGTCTTATAAGAGGTATGTATGTCAGATGTTGATAATCCTCCTCGCCGAAAGCGTGGAAGACCGCGTAAAAGTGACGTTACAACAGTAAAAAAAGGTAATCGCAACGCTGTTGGTCGCCCAAAGGGTGACGCTGCAATCATTAATGAATACAAAGCACGGATGTTAGCGTCTCCAAAGTCAAGAAAAGTGCTAGATACTATCTTTGAAGCAGCTCTTGACCACGATCATAAGAATCAAGCAGCAGCGTGGAAACTTGTTATGGACAGAATACTGCCCGTTGCAGCGTTTGAAAAGGATATTGTTAAGGATGGTGGCAGAAATGCCATTCAGATTAACATTAGCGGTGTTGGTGCGGTAGATGTTGGTGAACCTAAAATTATAGAAGGTGAAGTAGTAGATGAATCTTAAGCATTTTGATCCTTCAGAGTTTAACTGTCAAGTCACTGGCACCAATAACATGGAAAAAGACTTCTTAGAGAAGTTAGACGAGTTGAGAGAGGCGTGCGGGTTTCCTTTCACGATCACCAGCGGGTATCGACACCCGACTGAGCATCCGATAGAGGCTAAGAAAGACGTACCCGGCACCCACGCTCAGGGCATCGCGGCGGATATAAAAATAACAAACGCCGTGTTTCGCCTTAAGATTGTAAAAGAGGCTCTTCGTCTAGGCTTCACAGGCATTGGTATTGCTGATGACTTCGTACACGTAGATACACGCGGTACAACACCTGTTATGTGGACATACTAATGTTATATACTAAAAACAAAAACCTAACGGACACTTCTACGCAGACAATTGTAGAAATACCTGCTGGTTACGTAGCACATTGGAACATGGCGTTTATAGCTAACCTACACAACTCTACCAATAGCATCACGTTGTTTGTAGACAAACCAAGTCCAACGCCTGATGTGTATATCTACAACGGCACTAACATATCGTCAAAAGAAAACCTATTGATTGACGGCAATGCAGTCTTTGTTTTACAACCGGGAGACATTATTAAAGCATCTAGTGGTAGTACCGGTAACGTAGAAGTAGTAGTTACATTTGATTTGTTAGAAGCACCATCGGTGTTCAATAATTTTAATGGATCTTAATATAGAACTACTGCCTTGGCAACAAAAAGTCTGGGCAGACGACACAAGATTTAAAATAGTTGCAGCGGGACGACGTACTGGTAAGTCCAGATTAGCTGCGTGGATGTTAATTGTTAACGCACTACAGGCAGATAAGGGTCATGTATTTTACGTCGCACCTACTCAGGGACAAGCCAGAGACATTATGTGGTCCACCCTGTTGGAACTGGGGCACCCTGTTATTAGCGGTAGTCACATTAATAATTTGCAAATTAAGCTTGTCAACGGTGCTACCATTAGCCTAAAAGGTGCCGATAGACCAGAAACAATGCGTGGTGTTAGCCTTAAGTTCCTAGTTATGGACGAGTATGCTGACATGAAGCCAGAGGTGTTTGAGCAGATTCTTAGACCTGCGTTGGCTGACCAAAAGGGATGTGCTATGTTTATTGGTACACCTATGGGAAGGAATCACTTTTATGAGTTATACAAGTATGCAGAACTGGATGACGATCCTACGTACAAAGCTTGGCACTTTACGTCGTACGATAACCCCTTATTGGATTCGTCTGAAATTGATATTGCAAAAAGGTCTATGTCTTCTTACGCGTTTCGCCAAGAGTTTATGGCAAGCTTTGAAGCGCGTGGGTCAGAAATGTTTAAGGAAGACTGGGTACAATTTAGTGAAGATCGGCCCGAAATAGGAGATTACTACATTGCAGTTGACTTGGCAGGATTTGAAGAAGTCAACAAGAAGAAGACTAAGAATTCCAAGCTTGACGACACAGCGATCGCCGTGGTTAAGGTCAATGAGCATGGTTGGTATGTTGACAATATTATATACGGTCGATGGTCACTTGACGAGACAGCACTTAAAATATTTCAGGCCGTTAGAGATTACCGTCCCGTATCGGTTGGAATCGAAAGAGGTATTGCTAAACAAGCAGTAATGTCTCCTTTAATGGACATGCAGAAACGTTACGGTATGTTTTTTAGAGTAGAAGAACTAACCCATGGCAACAAGAAAAAAACAGATCGTGTTATGTGGGCGTTGCAAGGACGATTTGAAAACGGATACATAACGCTAAACAAAGGAGAGTGGAACAGTAGGTTTCTTGACCAGTTGTTTCAATTTCCAGACCCATTAACCCACGATGACTTGGTTGACGCACTAGCGTACATCGACCAGTTAGCAAATGTGGCTTACGACTACGATTACGAAATCGAAGACCACGAAATCTTAGACGTAGTAGCAGGATACTAATATGAGTGAACTATACGATAACGAGCCTCTGATGATCCAAGAAGCGCTAGAAGACTGGGTTATAACCAAATGTGAAGATTGGAGGGATTATTACGAAAGCAATTATGAAGCAAAATTTGAAGAATATTATAGACTATGGCGTGGTATATGGGACCCTGCTGACAGCCAGCGTGGGTCTGAGCGTTCCCGTATTATTTCTCCTGCACTTCAACAGGCAGTTGAATCTAATGTAGCAGAACTAGAAGAAGCCACCTTTGGACGTGGTAAATGGTTTGACGTTAGTGACAACCTTGGAGATACCGACAAACAAGACGTACAATTCCTTCGTAACAAGCTTACAGAAGACTTTGAAGAATGTATGGTACGTAAGGCTGTAGCTGAATGTCTTATTAACTCAGCAGTCTTTGGTACAGGTATCGGTGAAATTATTATTGAAGAAATGAAAGAAATGGCTCCAGCCACTCAACCAATTATGGGAGGTGATCTTCAAGCTATTGGTGTTAACATTACAGATCGTGTCAAGGTAAAACTTAAACCTGTACTACCACAAAACTTTCTGATTGATCCTGTAGCTACATCTGTAGAAGATGCTTTGGGTGTAGCTATTGATGAGTTTGTCAGTAAGCACCAAGTAGAGTTATTGCAAGAACAAGGTGTGTACCGTGATGTTTATGTTGGTTCTGCCGCTCCTGACACTGATTTAGAGCCTGACCAAGACATTACTATTTATAACGACGACAAAGTACGTTTGACTAAATACTATGGTTTAGTGCCACGAGAGCTTTTAGATGCCGCTACAAGCGACGATGATGAAGAAGTAGTAGGTGAAGAAGGATCTAAATCAAAGTACGTAGAAGCCGTTGTAGTTATTGCTAATGGCGGTATCCTTCTTAAAGCTGAAGCTAATCCTTATATGATGGTGGATCGTCCTGTTGTTGCGTTTCCTTGGGATGTAGTACCAGGTCGTTTTTGGGGTAGAGGAGTCTGCGAAAAAGGTTACAATAGTCAAAAAGCACTTGACACAGAATTACGTGCTAGAATTGACGCACTTAGTCTTACTATCCACCCGATGATGGCTATTGATGCAACCAGGCTGCCACGTGGTTCTAAACCTGAAGTACGTCCCGGCAAAATGGTTTTAACTAACGGAGACCCTCGTGAAGTTCTACAACCTTTCAACTTTGGTCAAGTCAGTCAAATCACTTTTGCTCAGGCCGGAGCATTGCAGCAAATGGTACAGCAAGCAACAGGAGCCGTTGACTCAGCAGGAATTGCAGGTCAGGTTAATGGCGAGGCTACTGCCGCTGGTATTAGTATGTCTCTTGGCGCTATTATTAAACGTCACAAACGCACACTGATTAACTTCCAGCAATCTTTCCTAATTCCCTTTGTTAAGAAAGCAGCTTATCGGTACATGCAGTTTGATCCTGAAAACTACCCTGTTGCCGACTACAAGTTTAACGCAAGCAGCACACTAGGTATTATTGCACGTGAGTACGAAGTTACTCAGTTAGTTCAGTTGTTACAGACTATGGGTAAAGACTCGCCGTTGTATAACACACTTATCCAGTCTGTTGTGGATAACATGAACTTGTCTAATCGTGAAGAACTTGTTGCAGCACTAGCTCAAGCTTCACAGCCTAATCCGCAAGCACAACAAATGCAGCAACAGATACAACAATTGCAAATGCAGTTCCAGCAATCACAAACTGCAGCACTATCTGCTCAGGCTCAAGAGTCACAAGCACGTGCTGCTAAGTTAGCTGCAGAGGCTCAAGCAGTGCCGCAAGAACTAGAGATTGACAAAATTAACGCTATCACCCGTAACCTTCGTGAAGGTGACGCTGAAGATAAAGAGTTTGAACGTCGCATGAAAGTGGCTGATACTCTCCTCAAAGAAAAGCAAATACAAGGTAAGACTAATGTTAATAACGCAAAAGGAAATGCAACTCCTGTTAGACCAGATCAACAACAAGTTCAGCGACCAGTTCAGCCGATTGGACCAGCTGGAAGCCAAGGTGGAGGAACTATCTAATGCCAGCAAAGAAAGATCCAAGACTAGCACGAGCAGGAGTAAGCGGGTACAACAAACCAAAGCGGACGCCTAATCATCCTACTAAGTCTCACGTAGTTGTTGCTAAAGAAGGCGACAAAGTTAAGACTATTAGGTATGGACAGCAAGGAGTTAGCGGTGCAGGTAAAAATCCTACAACTGCTAAAGAAAAAGCAAGACGTAAATCATTTAAAGCTCGTCATGCAAAAAATATAGCTAAAGGCAAAATGTCTGCGGCTTACTGGGCAAACAAATCAAAATGGTAAGGAGATTACTATGCCAATGGTAAACGGTAAAAAATACGCATACACTGCAGCAGGTAAGAAAAAAGCTAAAGCAGCCGCTAAAAAAACAGGTAAAAAGGTTAGTTATGGCAAAAGCAAAAAGTAGTCCTAAACCTAAAAACAAAGCTCTTTACTCACGAGTCAAAGCAGAGGCTAAAAAGAAATACAAAGTTTGGCCTAGTGCGTATGCTTCAGGTTGGTTGACTAAAGAGTATAAAAAACGTGGCGGAACTTATGAGTAAACCAAAAGGCGGACTCACTAAGTGGTTTAAAGAAGATTGGGTAGACGTTAAAACAGGTAAGCCTTGTGGACGCAAATCAGCTACCAAAAGTAAACGTCCTTACCCTTCTTGTAGACCTAAAGCGGTTGCAGCTAAAATGACTGCGGCAGAAAAAAAGTCTTCAGCAAAGCGCAAAACTGGCCCTGCTAAGATTAAACATGCTGTAACAGCGTCAGGCCGTAGAAGAAAGTCTACAAAAAAGTCTTGACATTTAACAAAATGTATGGTATAATATAACTATACAGTAAACTTTAGAGGAAACTATGACACCCGAGCTTGAAACATACTTTAACAATTACAATGAATTGTTTAATCATGAAGGTTTCAAACAACTCGTTAGCGAACTTTCCAACAACGCAACGCAGTTAGCAGACATTCAAACAGTTAAAGATCAGGAAGATTTGTACTTCCGTAAAGGTCAAGTAGCTGCTTTTGCTACTGTTATAAATCTACAAGGTACTATTGAAGCTGCTCGTGATCAAGCAGAAGCAGAGGCTGAAGAACCCGTAGATGTATAAAATATATGACTTCCGTTGTACTAACGGACATGTCTTTGAAGAAATGGTAGAGAGTAACGTTACAACCAGTAGGTGCGGTTGTGGCGCGAATGCTACAAAAATGGTATCTGCCCCATCTTTTCACTTAGATGGCGCTGACGGTTCATTTCCCGGCGCTCATATAAAGTGGGTGAAAGAGCATGAAAAAGCAGGTAAACAGTAACATCTCCATAATGATAACGATCACGGAGTTTAATTATGTCCAGAGCAACGATTATAGATCAAGCCCCTGAAGAAGGTAACGCTGATCAAATCGAACAAAACGAAGTTAACGAGATTCAACAACAAGAAGAAGAAGTTGAGCAACCTCAGCCAAAAGAACCTAGCTTACCAGAAAAGTACCAAGGTAAGTCTTTAGAAGAAGTAGTACAGATGCACCAAGAAGCTGAAAAGCTGTTAGGTCGTCAATCTTCTGAAGTAGGCGAACTTCGTAAAGTGGTGGATGATTACATTGCTACTCAGACACCCTCAGCACCTCAACAGCAACACGTTGAGCCTGAAGACGATATTGACTATTTTACAGATCCTCAAGCAGCTGTTAATCGTGCTATTGAGAATCACCCTAAAATTAGAGAAGCACAGCAGTACACTGAGCAGTACAAAAAGCAGTCGTCACTTGCTACGCTTCAAGTTAAACATCCAGATATGCAGACGATCCTTAGCGATCCTAAGTTTGCTGAATGGATTAAGGCATCTAAAATTAGGACTCAGTTGTTTGTAGCAGCTGACCAACAGTATGACGCTGACTCTGCTGATGAATTGTTTACACTCTGGAAAGAACGTAAAACAGTTGCACAGCAAACTGCCAATGTTGAAAAACAGGTACGTAAGCAGACACTTAGGGCAGCTAATACAGGCAACGCACGAGGCACTGGTGAAGGTTCACGTAAAAAGGTATATCGCAGGTCCGACATTATTAAACTAATGAAAACAGACCCTGAGCGTTACCAAGCATTGTCAGATGAGATACTGACAGCATACGCGGAGGGTCGGGTCAAATAATCTAAAGGAGATTAATCATGGCTAACGAAACTTCGGGAACTTACTTCACAGCTAATGCTGTGGTAGACAAAACAGCAGCAAGTACTTTTATTCCAGAAATTTGGAGTGATGAGATTATTGCTGCATACCAAAAGAACCTCAAGATGGCTCCTCTTGTCAAGCGCATTCAAATGTCTGGCAAGAAAGGCGATGTAATCCACATCCCTAAGCCTACTCGTGGTTCAGCTTCTGCTAAGGCGGAATCAACTGCGGTAACAATCCAAGCAAACCTTGAGTCAGAGTTGACTGTCACTGTTGACCGTCACTTCGAATACTCACGTCTTATCGAAGACATCGTAGAAGTACAGGCTCTCAACAGCCTCCGTCAGTTCTACACTGAAGACGCTGGCTACCAGCTTGCTCTTAAGGTAGACACTGATCTTATCAATGCTGCTACTGGCTTCGGTGACGGTACTCGTACTCAGACTCCAGCTAACACTGGTGCTAACTGGGTTAACAGCAACAGCTATTACTTTAATGCCGCTGCTGGCCTTGCTGCTTATGCTGCTGACACTGTAACATCAGGCGACAACTTCACTGACCTTGGTTTCCGTGAAGCTATCAAGCTAATGGACGATGCTGACGTACCTATGGAAGGTCGTTGCCTCGTAGTTCCACCTGCAGTACGTAAGTCTTTGATGGGTATCGACCGATATGTGTCTTCTGACTTTGTTGGTGGTCGTGGTGTAGAGTCTGGTCTTATCGGTAACCTTTACGGCGTAGACATTTACGTTTCAAGCAACGCTCCAGTAATTGAAGCAGCAGGTCAAAACAGTGCTTCTTCTGATGACACTCGTGGTTGCTTGTTCTTCCACTCTGACGCTCTTGTTATGGCAGAGCAAATGGCTGTCCGTTCACAAACACAGTACAAGCAGGAATACCTGTCAACACTGTTCACTTCGGACACTCTGTACGGCGTAGAAGTATACCGTCCAGAAGCTGGCTTCATCCTCGCAGTTTGCGACGAGTAAGTCCACTAGGGGGTCAGCAATGGCCCCTTTTCCTTTCTCCTCCTTCTTCTCTGCAATAGGACTTTCCGATGTCGAACTACTCTAAGACTACAGACTTTGAAGCTAAGGACTCGTTACCTACAGGCGACTCAGGAAAGATTATCCGTGGCGCTGAATTTGAAACAGAGTTTGATGCAATCTCCACAGCTATTGCAACCAAAGCTGACACAGCAGGGCCTACGTTTACCGGAACCCTGACCTTTGAAACTATTTCTGATGGAACCATTGGTGTTACTGCATTCGTTGACGAAGACGATATGTCGTCCGACAGTGCAACTCTGGTTCCTACACAGCAGTCCGTAAAAGCGTACGTTGACTCACAAGTCACTGCACAAGACCTAGACTTCCAAGCTGACTCTGGTGGTGCGCTTAGCATTGATTTAGACAGCGAAACACTGACCTTTACGGGTGGCACTGGTATTGATACGTCTGGTTCAGGTAATGCCGTTACCTTTGCTATTGACTCTACCGTTGCCACACTGACTGGCACTCAGACGCTAACTAACAAGACTCTAACGTCTCCTGACGTAAACACTCCAGACATTGACGGTGGTACTATCGACGGTACTGTCATTGGTGGCACTACTCCTGCCGCTGTTTCTGCTACTACTGTTTCTGCTACAGGCAACATTACTGTAGGCGGTACTGTAGACGGACGTGACGTAGCTACAGACGGTACTAAGCTAGACACAGTAGAAACCAATGCAGATGTAACGGACACAGCTAATGTTACCGCCGCTGGCGCCTTGATGGACTCAGAAGTTACTAACCTAGATCAGGTTAAAGCCTTTGACTCTGCTGACTACGCCACAGCTGCACAAGGCTCTACTGCTGACTCTGCATTGCAAAACGTAGTAGAAGACACTACGCCACAGCTAGGTGGTGATCTTGACCTTAATGGTAATGATATTACTGGCACAGGTAACATCAACAACACAGGTACAGTTACTACTGACGGTTTGACTGTTGATGGTGTTGCTACAGTCAAAGTTAATAGTGATGGTGCTACTGCTGAAGCATTTAATGTTTACAACACTGGCTCTGGTAATAATACTCAAGCTCGTGTTTATTTTGGGGCAAGCGCATACAGCACTGCTGGTCGTGGCTTACGAATAGATGCTGGACGTGATTCTGGTGCTGACGGCATAGCTACTTTTTATGCAGTAGACCAAGCAGAACACAGTGATTATGAAGCCATTAAGATTCTTACTGATGGCGGCGTTACACTTTCGCATTTAGGCTCTAACACATTAGCCACAACTTCTACAGGCATCGACGTAACGGGTACTGTGACTGCTGATGCTGTTGCAACAGGAACATCTACTTTTACAGGAAATTTAACTATTGATGCGGCTGGTGCGTCTGTAACAGTTAAAGACTCTAATGATGGAGGAACGGTTGCCTTTGTTTTTGAAAACGATAGCGGAACAACCAGCTCTATAAGAGGAGCGTCTTCTTCCCAAGACATACAAATTAAACCAAATGAAGTGTTGGCCGCTAATTTTGCTTCAGGCGGAGACATCAGCTTCTACGAAGACACTGGCACGACTGCGAAGTTGTTCTGGGATGCGTCTGCGGAGTCTTTGGGTATTGGTACTAGCAGTCCAAGCCGTAAACTTCATGTAAACGCATCTGGAGTTACTGCTTTATTTGGCAATACTGAATCAAACAATTCTATTGAATTAACAAGAACAACAAGTTCTGCGTCGTATGTTAGTTTAGCCGCAAATTCTTCTACTGCTGGGATTGTTGCTGGCCCTACCTTTACGTTTAGTACAGCCAACAGTGGTGGTGGTGCTGTCAATGAACGCATGCGCATCGACTCCAGCGGTAACGTCGGTATTGGTGTTACCAGTTTGGTTACTGGCAGCAGTAGGCGTGTTCTTCAAGTTTCTACTGGCTCTGATGGCGGACAAATTGCTTTTGCAGATAGCACAACAGAAGCCGCTAACCCTAGAATTTTTGCAACTAATAAATCTGATTTAAAGCTGGCTTCTGCCAATAGTGGAACCTCAACCATTCAGTTTATAACTGGCACTACTCCCGCTGAAGCCATGCGCATCGACAGCAGCGGCAATGTTGGTATCGGTACGACTTCGCCAAACTCACCATTACATATCGCAAACGCGGCTCCTATTATAAGGCTGGAAGATACTTCAGCAAGCGTAAGCCACTATATAAACAGCAATAACACGGAACTGCGCGTCCAAGCTGACAGTGTTTTAAGTCTACGCACAAGCGGCACAGAAGCCATGCGCATCGACAGCAGCGGCAATGTTGGTATTGGCACTAGCTCAGTAGATTCATTTTTAACACTAGATAAAGATGTTTCTACAGCTTATGACTCAACAAGTGATGATGCACAACGCAGTAATACCAATACGTTACTTCTTAAAAACGAAGACGGAACAGCTAATAGTTTTGCTCAAATTGCTTTTGATTTGGCAAGTGCTAATCAGTCTATTGCGCGCATTGTCGGCCTTAACGATGGAGCATCTACGTCAGCTTTAGCATTTGTTACGGAAGGGTCTAATACTAAACGTGAAGTTATGCGTCTTGATGGAAGCGGGAATGTTGGTATTGGTACTAGCAGTCCAGACACTATGTTGCACCTGTCTGATACTTTAGGCGGCGCAGTATTACGACTAGAGCGCAATGACACGGCAATAGTCGCTACAGACCAGTACGGAGCTATTGAGTTTGAAGGTCAAGATGCGAACGCAGGAGCTAGTGGCGTAAGAGCATCTATGCGGGCCATAGCAGAAGCATCTGTAGGTCAAACATCTTTAACTTTTTCTACGGCAGGCTCTGGTGCTTCTGAAGCAGAACGCATGCGAATCGACAGCAGCGGTAACGTCGGTATTGGCACAGATTCGCCTGATACATTGATCCACGCCTACCAAGCAAGCAACCCTGTTTTAAAAGTTGAAGAAACCAGTGGTTATGTTTCTTTACAACAAAGTGGCGTCAATTCTTACCTCAATAACGTATCTAGCGGCGGTTCTTTAATTTTTAGAAACGGAACAGCTCCTACAGAACGCATGCGCATCGACTC